AATCTTACAGGCAGATCAGCAAGCTGGTAAATCGGTCTGAAGCCGCATGTACCCAGAGGGCTTTTCACTTGAGGGAAAGTTTTACCAAGAACAATGTGATGGCTCGCAAGGTGAGCGTTGAGCCAAAGGCCGCGCCAGAGAAGCCAAAGGCTCCAGAGGTGCCAGACCTCATGCTAGACCGAGTGCTTGACGCAGAACGCATGATTCAGCAGATCCCGACTTTGACTTTAATATCGGGTGCCAGTGCGATCATCTCATTTACAACGATGATGATTGTCATCTTTGCGGTGTACGCATGAGCTGTAGTTATTGCGACATGGACGGCGGGGTTCACTCCCCCGCTTGCCCAGCAATCTACGAGTCAATTGATTTTTGCGGAGTGGGAAGGTGCGCCGACCTTGAGGCTGGCGCCTACTCCAGATTTCTTAGACGTAAGGGGATTATGAATGGAAGACCTCAGCGATTATCAGGTAGCGGTACAGGCGGCAATGCAGATGGCCGAAAGATTCGGCGAGGACGTAGCGATAATGCAAGACATGTCGGTTATGTTGCTAAAGGTGGCAGAATCTCCATCAATTGAGATTGTTAGGTGTCCAGCATCTTTACGCAGAAAGAAAAACAAAATTTTAGGTTAGCCCCACACTCCTAACGGCGAGCGGTGGCGTCGGCAAAGTGTCTTGTTAGGGGCTAACTGGATTGATATAACAAGACGCTATCCACCGCCTACCCAAACATCCAAAACGAAAGCGCACCGACAGCAGTCGCCGCCAGCAAAAACCCCACGATCAACCCCATCATTACCCACGCCGCACCCATCAAGAGCGGTCCCGTCAGCTCACTTCCCATCCTCATCCCCCTTCAGTCCCAGCAGGACTTTAAGTACCCAAGAAGATCGGTCATCGGCCTGAGTTCTTTGTACTTCATCTTCCCCGCGTCAGCGTGCTCTTTAAAAGGGCCATCTTTATCTCCCTTCCGCACCCTCTGGCAATCTCGCCAAAAATCGACCTTACCAATCCACCCCATTGCTGTTGGCCTGTCATCTGTAACACTGTAAAAAACATAAACATGACACTCGTATAGCTCTTGATCGCAGGTAACATGCGCATCCTGAAAATGGTATGGCGGCACATTTCTCTTTTTTGCCTTCACGTCAATGCCAACCATGCGGCCAGATATATCCATTACCGAGAAATCATACGGACCCTTATCACAAGCAGACCATGCATGCTGTACACTGCTGGCAATCAAAAATCGCGCAAACTCCATTTCAGCAAGAGTGCCTACATGTTGGCCCTCGCCGTTTTCGCAAATCGTCATGCGGTTAAAGCGTTTGCCCGTCCCCAGACTTTTCATCTTCAAACTCCAGCAGTAAATCAATGTAATGCCTTGCCTTTAACAAGTCAGCAGTACCGTCCTTGTCTCGCCACCGCGTAACGTACTTAATCACGGCGTGTTCGCAGACCCCCAGCTCATTCTGCAAGGCATACTCTAGCGGCTGGATCCTGAGTCGCTTGTAGTGATCCCCGCCGACCTGATCGTCAAAACTACTCACCTCTTAACCTCCTCAATGGATTCCTGCCTCCAGCTAACCGCCGCTCCGACAGCCAATCCAGCCCCTGTTTCAGGGCGCTCATCTTCTTGGAATCATCCGACACATCCCAGTTGTGAAGCACCACCTCTTCTATTAAATATCTGTGATACTCCCCATACCTCTGCCCGACGAGGTCAAGCGTGCGCCCGTACCTCATCAGGGTTTCGTTCGCCATCGAATCCTTGGCTCTATCGCCAGAGGACGGCTCAAAATTCAAAGCCTTGGTGAACATACCTGCCTGAGCCGCCTGAGACATAACGTACTCGGCGGCTTGATGCTGAGATAGCGAGAGCAAGCCGTCCATTAGGTATCGATCAACAAGACACTGATCCATTACCTTAGCCCGAGGCATGTTACCGCCCTCGACCATTACCGAGTGGCGCTGGTATATTTCCTTCGTCCCAAGGTCTGTGTGTGACTTGTCAGACGTAGTGAGCTTGTCCGGGGTCCGGGGACGGCCCTTTGTGTGTGACTTGTCAGACGTAGTGAGCTGGCCCGCAATGCGTCCGGCGTGGCCCTTTGCGTGTAACATGTTATCAGAACTCATCAAAGTCCTCCCAATTCCTGCTAACTCCTTTGATTGTGCTGACCTCTGCTGGCGGAACGTACTCCCTGTATCTTCCGCTTGCCAAGTCATATGTAAGGCACGCTGTGCCCTGCTGGCCGGTCCACTTGAATCTGGACTTCCAACAATGGATTTCGACGCAGTCCTCTGCGCGGTGGACGGTGATTCCCAGATCCGCTTTAGCGAACCACGCCGCCGAACCCGAGATGTTCATCCCCTTGGGCACCGCATAAGTGCCATCCTCTCGGGGGTACATCTTCTGGGGGTGGGCGACAAACCAGACGTGGATACCGTGGGCCTTGGCAAAAGCCGTGATCCGACTCAGCATCTGGCTAATACTGTTATGCTCCTCGGACCCCACCTGCTCAATGTAGTTATAGGGGTCAATGACAAGACCACGAACACCCAGACGCATCACAGCCTGCTTAGTCCGCTCAATGACGCTATCAATCGTGCTCATCCCCCCGTCTTTCGACTCCAGAAAGACAAAGTGATCGTTAATAAACTCAACGGACTCCTCTAGCTCCTGCTCGGTCATCCTCGGACCCAGTCCATCATAGAACCCTTTCCCTGACACCTTCTCTGCAAGCTTCGCAATATGCATGTGTGGCGGGTTCTCAAACGAGCAGACCGCAAACTTCCACGACTCCCGTTGTGCCAGATTGATCATAATCTGGTCAATAAACTCAGACTTACCGGAACTGGGCATGCCGGTCACAATCGACAACTGCCCCTCGGCAACCGTGAACAACTCATCAATAGCATGGTATCCGGTGCTCGCCCCCCTGCCGTGCCCGTTAGCGTATATATCCCTGATATCATTGATGTATTCAGATGCGCCGTACACACCAGACAGTGGAACTGGCTCGGGAGCGTCAAAAATCCGTCGCGTCTCTTCTGCGCCTAACTTGTCAACAGCATCGTTTGCATCCTTCGTGCCGTCAGGGAACTTTACCCTCCAGCACTTGGCCCTGCCCACGCGACGGGCAATCTCCTCTGCCAACGCCTCGCCTGCTTGATCGTTGTCGGTCGCTAAGATAACCCGCTTGACTTGCTCCAACGGTCACGCTCCTCCCAGATATAACTGAACTTGTTATCTTCTTCTGGCGATACGCGGTTCTGGCTGACCTTGGCGGGGGCGCCATTTGGGCATGAGACTGCCTTGATTCCAACTGACGCGAGCGCAATCACATCACACTCCCCCTCGACAATGGTTAGGTCTTCCTCACCTATATCGATATGCTCTATCCCATAGAATGTTTTTGGTGCGCCATCGCAAGTGAACCCCTTGCCCTCGACGGACCTCCACTTGATCGCAGTGGGGTTTTCACGCGGTCCATAGATAAATCCCACCGCTTGTTTTTGTTCGCCAGCAAACCACTTCTCACCCGTAGTCATTGCTGGTAACCCCTCCAGACTATCGAGTGGAATATTGCGCTCGCCGAAAAAGTCGTGAATGAGTTGGACGTTGTAATTTAATTGTGTCGGTATCTTGACTACCTTCTCCATATAAGCCTCGTAGAATTTTTTGCGCCGCACAGCACCAGACAATCCACAGTGGTGACAGTGGTATAGGGTGCCGTCAGGCTTGATCGTGATTGAGAGTGTTTTTTGGTTTTTTTTCTTTCGTTGGTCGCCGCAATCGGGACATTTGACACGGGAGTCCCTGTTATGGCCCAGAACGTACTCTTCTAGCGCATCCATAATAGTTGCCTATCCCTATTTTTTATGATATTGATAGACCCTAGTACTGTCCTAGTCTAGGAAAGAACCAGTTTAGAACCTTACTATATATAAAATTAGTAATGTTCTAGACTAGAACAGTCCTAGTGTTAGAACCTCCTAAGAGTCTATGCCCCCGCCCATCGGGGGCTTTTTTTAGGAGCATGCCGTCAGCTCTTCCATGATCATTTTGCCCACGACTTTCTGCTCCGTTTTACTGAGTAACAACATTTCATCCAAGGCGTCTTGCAGTCCATCCGGAAAACCGGCTATACCACAGTGCGCCAAAAACGCAGGGGACTGAAGGTACTTGACGGCGTCCTCTTTTTCGTGCGGCGCAGAGCCAACCAAATCACGGATGGCCTGAAATATAACCTTGCTGTAGACCGTCTTATAAATACCGGACACTTATCTCTGCCCTCGGGTCTTCTTTATCGACCCCTCCCCAAATGATGTGCTTCTCTTTTACCTGCCTGTCGTTTTTGTAAATTGGACCCTGCATACAATCTAGTATGAGGGACTCATCAAGATCAGGCCGTCTACTAGCATAAAANATTACGATNCGTACCGCTACATCTTTCTCAACCGGAGGGTCAATTGTCTTGCATTGCTTTTCAAAAGACTTGACATAGTCGAGTGCTTTTTGTGATTTGATGAACAGTGGGCGACCAGTCTTGCTCTTGACAAGTCTACGGCTATTTGCCTTGCTACACGGCTCACCGCGAATGATCATGCTGACAATGTTTGACATTTGACTGTTCCCCAGATTATCATTGCGACTGGTTAATAAGAGGTCCAGTCATGAGCAAGATGGGACGTTACGTTTATCAACTCCAAGAGGAAAACCCCGATGTCGAAGAGCAGTATGATCAGAATCGAAAAAGACATTCCGATACCGCAACGCACCCGCTTACCAGACTTACCATTTCATGTCATGGAGGTCAACGAGTCTTTTCTCGCCCCCGTCTCGCACGAAGAAGCGCGACTTGTCCAAGCGTTACGCCAACGAGTGGTGCGGTTCCAAAAGCAACATCCACCGAAAAAGTTTAGCGTGGTACGCGACGGCGACTTGATGCGGGTATTTAGAATTCAGTGAGGATAACCAACCACACAAACTTACCGGAGCCTGTTTATCAGGCGCTAACCCACAGCGATTACAGCCGTGGGAACAGCAACCGATCCGTCACCCAACTGATTGACTCTCCGCGTGTTCGCATTCTCAAGACTGAGCATGACAACCTCATTCAAGAGGACGCATCCGATATGGTCTGGTCTGTGCTTGGCACCGCAGTCCACAACATGTTTGAACAACACCAGCCAGACGGCCACATCGTCGAGGAGCGGCTGTTCGCAGAGGTGGACAACTGGGTCATCAGTGGCGCTGTTGATCTGCAACGATCCGAGGAAGATGGCACAGTCACCCTTCTCGACTACAAGTGTACGTCGGTCTGGTCGGTCATCTACGGCAAGAAGGAATGGGACAGGCAGTTAAACTTCTACGCTTGGCTTGTAGAGCAGAATGGCGAGACCAAGGTATCTGCATTGAGCATCGTAGCGGTATTGCGCGACTGGCAACGCAACAGGTCTGGCGAAAAGAATTACCCACAGGCGCCGATTGTCATTGTGGATATTCCGCTTTGGAGTCAACAAGACAGGGATAGCTATGTGCGAGAGCGGGTCCGCCTGCATGACGAGGCAGAATTTCTCAGGCTGACGGGCGAGCCACTACCGCTCTGCTCTGACGATGAGCGATGGAAAAAGCCTGACACTTTCGCCGTGAAAAAAGAAGGAAACAAGCGAGCTTTGAGGGTGCTTGACTCAATGCAACAAGCCGAGGAATACATGGGCGAAAAGGAGGGGCTGGCTATTGAGGTTAGAGAGGGTCGGTACACCAGATGCGAAGACAACTGGTGCCGCGTTGCCGAGTGGTGCGATCAGTGGAGGTCCGGATGATTCAGCAAGACCCCGATTTTTATCTCAAGGTTCTTGGGATGATGCAACATTCTAAAAACAAGTTACAAATAATGGTTCACGGCAACATGCTGGCGTTTTATTTGAACGATAAGCATGTTGGCAATCTGGGAGCCGCTGAGTTTTATAAAATGAAACCAAGGGAAGTTTGGACAACACTAGGAGTAAGCGATGAGCACAAAAA